TGTACGGAATGGAGCGTAACCAACGGGGGAACGGATGAATAGTCTGCTTCCTCCTGGTTCATCGCCGCTTGAGTGCCGACTAGCTCAGACCTGCAGCGGAATTTCCGATCTGCAGGTGCCGCTGCGCGATTTATGGAACCCGGCAACGTGTCCGGTCAGCTTTCTGCCGTATCTGGCGTGGGCCTTTTCGGTTGATCGCTGGGACGAAGGATGGGCGGAGAGCGTGAAGCGCCGCGTGGTGCAGGATGCGTTCTATATCCATCAGCACAAGGGCACAACCAGCGCGGTGCGGCGTGTGGTGGAGCCGTTCGGCTTTCTGATCCGCATCATTGAATGGTGGCAGACCGGCGAGGCGCCGGGCACGTTTCGCCTGGATATTGGTGTGCAGGACCAGGGCATAACAGAGGAAACCTATCTGGAGTTGGAGCGCCTGATTGGTGACGCTAAACCCTGCAGCCGGCATCTGATCGGTATGTCCATAAACCTGCAGACGAGCGGACCATATTTTGTTGGGGCTGCAACTTACACCGGCGAAGAAATCACGATTTACCCGTACATCAACGAAACCATCATTTCAGGTGGCACTGCCTACGAGGGCGGCGCCGTCCATGTTATTGACACAATGAGAGTGAACCCATGAGCGCAAAATTTTATACCCTGCTGACGGATCTTGGCGCGGCGAAACTGGCAAACGCTGCCGCGCTCGGTGTGCCATTGAAAATTACCCAGATGGCGGTGGGCGACGGTGGCGGCGTGCTGCCGACGCCAAGCGCACAGCAGACAGCGCTGGCTGCTGAAAAACGCCGCGCTTCCCTCAATATGCTGTACATCGATCCGCAGAACAGAAGCCAGATTATTGCTGAGCAGGTGATCCCCGAAACTGAGGGCGGTTGGTGGATTCGTGAAGTTGGGTTGTTTGATGAAAGCGGCGTGCTGATTGCTGTCGGTAATTGCCCGGAGAGCTACAAGCCGCAGCTGGCAGAGGGCAGCGGGCGCACACAGACAGTGCGCATGGTGTTAATTACCTGCAGCACCGATAATATTACGCTGAAAATTGATCCTTCCGTGGTGCTCGCTACCCGTAAATACGTGGATGATAAGGTACTGGAGCTTAAGGTGTATGTGGATGAGCTGATGGCGGCACATCTTGCGGCAGCTGATCCGCATTCGCAATATGCACCAAAAGCCAGCCCGACGTTTACCGGCACCCCAAAAGCCCCGACGGCGGCAGCTGGTAACAATTCCACTCAGCTTGCAAATACTGCTTTTGTGCAGGCCGCTATTGCAGGGCTTGTTGGTTCCTCACCTGCAGCGCTTGATACATTGAACGAACTGGCGGCGGCGTTAGGTAACGATCCTAACTTTGCGGCCACTATGACTAATGCACTGGCGAACAAGCAGCCTCTGGATAACACACTGACAGCCTTGTCAGGAAAATCTGTTGCGGCCCTTCTCGAATACCTCGGTTTAGGAAGTTCCAAATTCGTAATAAGCCGGGGCAGAAATGCTAACGGATCATGGGTCATTTGGTCTGATGGCGCCATTGAGCTTATGGGGTATGGAGTAACTATTGATAATGGTCTGGCAACAGTGAATTACCCAATCGAGTTGCCTGATTTAAGTCGCTTGATCAGTATTGCCGAACGTATTTCCGCTGATCCAGGTGTTGGGGCCAACGTCACCCACTCATCTATGGTTATTGATTCATTGACAACAAAAGCTGGTTTCAAGGCTCGCTGCATAATGTCTGCTACGGGCAATCCATCAAGTAATGGTTTTTCATGGAGGGTTTATTATGCGCCTGTTTAATCCGAACACTATGACAGAGGTTATCCCCGGTTTTCACGATACTGCAGGGGCGATTGAACTGCCTGCTGATAACTGGTTTTTCAGAACTTCAGAAATACCGAAAGGGATGCGCCTTGATGTAAATGACAAAGGCGAACCCGTTCTGTTAGAAATTGAAAATGAAATGACAGAAAAAGGTGAAGTTGACGCCATCTGATTGATACAAAACCTCGATTTATGGGAAGTGCATCAACTTGCGTTGCCGCGCTGAGGAAGGGATATAAATTTACCGGGATTGAAATGAGCCAGCAGTATTTTGATATCTCATGCGAACGCCTGGAAAAAGAAAACGCAGATATCCGCGCGGGCGTATTGTGTGATTAAGGGAACAATGCCGCGTAGCTGTCTGCGCGGCCCATTCAATTCACCATAGGGCGAAACCTAAACACCGGAGGGTTCGCCGTATGGCTCAGGATTATCACCACGGTGTGCGCGTCGTTGAGGTCAACGATGGCACCCGCCCCATTTCAACAGTAAGCACGGCAATTGTCGGTATGGTCTGTACCGGCGATGATGCAGATGCGTCCGTGTTCCCCCTCAATAAACCGGTCCTGCTCACCGACGTGCTGACCGCCAGCGGTAAAGCAGGCGAGTCCGGCACGCTGGCCCGCTCGCTGGATGCAATTGCCGACCAGGCTAAACCCGTGACCGTCGTTGTGCGCGTGGCTCAGGGTGAAACCGAAGCGGAGACAACCTCCAACATTATCGGCGGCATGACAGCTGACGGTAAAAAAACGGGCATGAAAGCGCTGTTATCTGCGCAGTCTCAGCTCGGCGTTAAGCCGCGCATTCTGGGCGTGCCGGGGCATGACACGCATGCGGTTGCCACTGAGCTGCTGAGCGTGGCGCAGAGTCTGCGCGGGTTCGCCTATCTGTCAGCCTACGGCTGCAAAACGATAGAGGAGGCCATTGCCTACCGCGCTAATTTCAGCCAGCGCGAGGGAATGCTGATCTGGCCTGATTTCATCAGTTTTGACACCGTGCTGAATGCTGACGCAACGGCTTATGCCTCAGCCCGTGCGCTTGGCCTGCGTGCCAAAATTGACGAACAGACCGGCTGGCACAAATCCCTGTCCAACGTGGGCGTGAATGGCGTCACCGGCATTTCTGCTGATGTGTTCTGGGATTTGCAGGACCCGGCAACCGATGCGGGGTTGCTGAACCAGAACGATGTCACCACGCTGATCCGCAAAGACGGCTTCCGCTTCTGGGGTTCCCGCTGCCTCAGTGACGATCCACTGTTTGCCTTTGAAAACTACACCCGCACCGCGCAGGTACTGGCTGACACCATCGCCGAAGCGCATATGTGGGCGGTGGATGGCGTGCTTAACCCGTCACTGGCCCGCGACATTATCGAAGGTATTCGCGCCAAACTGCGTAACCTGAAAACGCAGGGCTACATCATCGGCGCCGACTGCTGGCTGGATGAGTCCGTAAACGATAAAGATTCCCTGAAAGCCGGGAAGCTCACTATCGATTACGACTATACGCCGGTACCGCCTCTGGAAAACCTGATGCTGCGCCAGCGCATCACCGATCAGTATCTGCTGGATTTCTCCAGCCAGGTCAGCGCGTAAGGGGACAATATGGCTTTACCACGCAAGTTAAAACACCTGAACCTGTTTAACGACGGGAATAACTATCAGGGGATTGTTGAGTCCCTGACCCTGCCTAAATTCGGCCGCAAGTTTGAAAAGTATCGCGGCGGCGGTATGCCCGGTTCGGCTGATGTTGATCTGGGGCTGGATGATGGCGCGCTGGACACGGAATTTTCAATCGGTGGCACCGAACTGCTGTTATTCAAACAGATGGGTAAAGCCACCGTTGACGGTATCCAGCTGCGTTTCACCGGCTCCATTCAGCGTGACGATACCGGCGAAGTGCAGGCCGTTGAGCTGGTTGTGCGCGGGCGACATAAAGAAGTCGATTCCGGCGAATGGAAAACCGGGGAGAGCAACACCACAAAAGTCAGCAGCACCAACAGCTACGCGAAGCTGACCATTAACGGCGAGGTGCTCTATGAGGTTGATGTGATCAACATGATTGAAATCGTTGATGGCGTGGACCTGATGGAAGAACACCGCAACGCCCTGGGCCTCTAATCTACTTTAAAGGCGCGGGCAGCCGCGCCAGTACCTTATTAACAGGAAATGACAATGAGCGAACAACTGACTGAAAAAACCGTACAGCTGGACACCCCAATCAAACGCGGTAAAACCGAAATTGCCGAAATTGTGCTGCGCAAGCCGCAGTCCGGCGCGCTGCGTGGCACCCGTCTGCAGGCGATCATGGATATGGACGTCGGCGCGATGATGACGATTATTCCCCGCATCTCCACGCCCGCGCTGACCGCTCAGGAAATGGCTGAAATGGACCCCGCCGATCTCACCGCGCTGTCGGTTGAGGTGGTCACTTTTTTGTTGAAGAAATCGGTGCTTGCCGGTTTGCCGACAGCCTGACGGTAGAAGACCTGGTGGCTGATATCGCCACCATTTTTCACTGGCCGCCGTCCGTCACTGACGTTATGCCGCTGACCGAAGTGCTGGAGTGGCGGCACAAAGCGATTCAGAGAAGCGGGGCCAGCGATGAGTGACACTAACCTGCGTTTGCAGGTAATTCTAAATGCGGTTGATAAGCTCACCCGCCCATTCCGATCAGCGCAGGCCAGTTCTAAAGAGCTGGCTACCGCCATTCAGCAAAGCCGCGCAAGATTAAAAGAACTGGACGCCCAGGCGGGCCGTATTGACGGTTTCCGCAAGGCAAGCGCGCAGCTGGCCGTCACCGGCAATAGTCTTAAAGCCGCACGCGAAGAAGCGGCGAAGCTTGCCACGCAGTTCTCGGCCACTAACCGGCCGACGGCGGCGCAG